TAATAAATCCTGTCCTCTTAATACAAATGAACCTCCACTCATTCCACCGCCACCATTCATTGCACCTGCACTAAAAGTAGTGTTAAGCATACCGCTTAATTTACTTAATGGGATAATAGCTTCAGGACCAGCTTCACCAACCATTCCTATATGCGGACTTGTTGCAATTCCACCTGTTGCGTATTTCTTACCACCAAATGCACCTTGTAATGCACCACTAGCAGCAAATATTGCTTTAAGTTCAGGGAATGCAGTAAGTATAGCTTCAAATATTGTTGCTTGTATAACCGCAGAAGCAATTGATTTAGCAATGTTTAAAAACATTTGACCAATAGCGTCTAATGGATTTTTTCCTTGTTCCATAGCATCAAAAACACTCATCAAACCACTTGTAACATTATTTGCCAATAAACTAGCAAAGTTTTCATAGGCTTTAGAAGCTGCATCAACCGCATCGCTTTCTTGTTTCCAAATCTTCATTCTATTTGCAGCATCTTTTCCTAAAAAACTTCCTAAACTATTATCTTGACCTGTAACTCTTTTTCTTTCTTCTGCCATTTTTCTTTTCCTATCAGCGGTTTCGCCTTTATCACCATAGGTAAGAATTAATGCGTTATCAAATCCTTTATCCTTAAATATCTTTTGATATTTTTGAATGTCCATCAATTGTTGCGATAATTCATATTTTAATGTTGCAGAATATTCTTTTAGTGCATCAATAGCAACCTTTGTTTTGCTTTTTGATTTTTTATCATCAGTTGATTTTAAACTCTTATCTAATTCTTTGCCAAAGTCTTTTGAATGAACTGCTGCTTTATCTTGTTCTTGTGCTAATTGATTAAACTGATTAAATATTGTTTTAAATACTTGCTCTTGAGTTTTAGCTTTTTTAGCAATTGCTTCACTACCAATTATATCACTTGCACTAATTGCTGGACCTCCTGTTAATTTAGATAAAGCAAAAGCACCAAGCCCTTCACCCATAAATAAATTTACTTTATTTGCGTTTTCAGGTGCAGTTTGTGCTTCTAATTGTTTGAATGCTTCTTCGGATGCTTTTTTTAATGCTATTTGTGCTGCTGCTCTATATAATGCGGCTTTTACATAATTGTCTTTATTCTCAATAAATAATCTTTCAGCCTCTGCAATATCTTTTGTAGTTCCGTAAACTTTACCTAATGAATTATTATATTCATCTAAAGCATCTTTTTTTGTTAAAGTACCATTTTTAAATTTTTCAAATGCACTATTAACATTTTCAATTTGTATATAAGCATCGGAAAATGCAGTCTTTGCTCCTGTGAATGAATTAGCAAATTCCCTTAATGATGCAGAACCGCCTGTTGCCTTATCAATAAATACTCCAATGTCATCTCCAAATGCAACAACTAAAGAAGAAACAACTGCTAAAGCAATTCCAATACCTGCTGGTCCTGTCAATCCAGCTGCCATTGCTTGTAAAGCCTTTTTAGTTCCCCCTTCAGTTTTGGCTAATCGTTGGAATGATTCCAACATTGGGTTAAGGTTATTGGTAATACCTATCATCCCATAAGGAGCATCTTGGGCAATTCTTGAAAAGTTAGTTAAAGCATTTGTGGCATCTCCCATTGGTCTGCCTAACTTACTTGCCTCTTGTGTTAATATATTAATTCTACCTTTTAAATTATCTATGTTTTTAGTTAGATAATTTATCTCGCCAATATTAGTAGCTTTCTTTAATGCACCTTCAAATTGTGCAAGAGTATTTTGTGCTGACTTTAATTTAGATTGTAGTGCTGAAACATCGGCATCAATACCAATACTAAACTTATCAAAATTTTCTGCCATAATATTTTAATTTACTCCGTACAACTTTAGCGTTCTTGCCAATTGGTCGCTTGTCAACATTACCTTTTCTTCTTCAATTTCCATATCATCAATTGCTGGTATATGCCAAAAAGACTTTATACTTTTGGGTGATTTTTCGGAACTGCTACTTAAATATACAATATAGGCAAGGTTTCTAGTCCTTGCCCATTCGTTTAACTCTTGTTTTTCTTTACCCATTACGATAATAGAAAAGTCTTTCCAAGTCATTTCCCAAAACTCATTGGGTCTTATATTGCATTCAGCAGCTTTCACTAAAATATCATCCCATCCTAACTTTACTAGGCTTTTTTTTTTCTTCTTTTGGTGTTCCTTGTACTGATATAATTGTATGTTCTACAATATATTTCAAGTACAAAAGGACTTGTCCTTCAGGATTAAAAATACCGCCTATTTCATCAATCCAATCGCAAACATCATCTTCGGTAAATTCAACTTCTTGTTTGTTAGTAATACATCCTGATTTATATCCGATGTGTATTAGTTTAACAATGTTATCCAAGTCGTAATTATTATTACCTAAAACTTCAAAGTACTTATCTATTGTTATGTCTTTTGCTTTGCAAAATTCCCTCATTGACCAAGTACCCCATTTTAATTGAATTGTTTTGTTGTTTAGTTTTAATTCAAACATAGGTTATTGATTTTACGCTTGTTCAGTTTGTGCAATTGGTGGAACACATACTACAAAAGTTGCAGTAAACTTAACATCATCTTTATCAGCAGCAGTTACATCAAAGTCGCTAATAAATACAGTGCTAGTTGAAAGACCACCATAATACACATCACCAGCAGCTGGACTTGCTTTACCCATTTTAATAGTAAATTGAGTTCTTGCAGCGTGAGCAGCATACAATTGTTGATAAGAATCCTTACTTGGTGTTCCTGTTTCATCAATTGCAAAACCTTCTGCTTTGAAAGATTGTGTAAATGCTGGACCTGCTTGAAATTGGTCTCCACATTTTGAAGTTGCATCAATAGTGTTTACAGTTGATGTCAATGAGTTTGTCGTTAAACAAGCCACAGGTATAAAAGTTGTACCTCCAGCTAAATCTGCTAAAAGGATATAATCCCTTGCTGATACTTTAGTTTCTGCCATTTTATTTTAATTTTGAGTTATTATTAAATTATAAGTTATTATTGTTCTCCATACATTATCCGAAGGGTTTAAACCATCCAAATTTCTAATTGCACCCACCACCAAACTTGTAGCATAAAACCCATTTGTAAGGGTTATATTCGTTTCGGAATTGATTGCAGCTAGTATTAAATCGCTTATTGTTTCGGCTCTTTTATATCCAAAGTTACTATTTTTTATTACAATGTCAACATCTATGGTAACTGCATTGGTGTAACTGATTTTACCTTGCTCTTGTGCCGATGCCCTTCCGTTCATAATCACATATTCATTTACTCCGTTATCAGGTGCGTAACCATCGTAAACAGGCAACCCACTTGAACTTGTCAAATTGGTATAAAACCACTTCTTTATCTCTATATTAGGATTTAACATTCTTTATTACATTTTGTATGTTCTTTCTCAAAATAGGTATTTCACTTTCAAAGGCTGGTATTAAATATGGTCTTGCTCGTAGATTTATTTTTCTTATTCCTTTGCCCTTAAATTGAATTGCAAAATCCTCATATCCAGCAGGAACATTAACTTCACCACCTGTGCCAAATTCTACATAAGGTGCATATTTTAAAGCACTTCCAACTGTGTAGATTACTTTATCTCCTTTGTTAATTTCCTTTAATTGGATTGAACCCACTAATCTACCTTTATCAGTAGAATTTGAAGCGACTGACCTTCTTGCTTTGCTTTGAATAGCCAATGCAGATGCGTTTACTTCCATAGCAACCTCTTTAGCAATTTCAGGTGCTAATTTGCCCATTCTTTTAATTAGTGCATCTAAACCTTCAATCTTAAATAAAATATTATCTGCCATTAGAAATACATTAATATTTCGTAAAATCTAAATTGGTTCTCTACATCCTTCAAAGAATGAATGACATAAGTTTCGCCTTCTGCTTCTATTTTGTAGTTATTTGTGATTGTTACATCATAACGGATAAATAGCTTTGCTGCCCTTGTATATGTTATTTGAGCATCCATTAATTTTCTACTCTCATCCATAGGTCTAAAATCCCCAAATACGACCTCTTGTAAGGCATAGGTAGTTGTGTAGCCACCTTGCCCATCAGCGGTGATTGTAGGCACATATAAGCCTATTTCCGAGTACATTGTATTGGCATCAACATAGTTTGCCTTTTTGCTTCCTATCCTCATAATATTG